CAGCCTGGCGGCGGTTTCGTTTGCGGGCATATTCATCGCCTGGAGTCCGTAAGCCTGCAGCGCGACAAAGGCGGGCAGGCGTTTAGCGCTGGCTGCTTATGCGACAAAGAACCTGGCTATGCTTCGTCCAGGCTTGGAACTTCGCGCTGGGGTAGCGGCTGGGTTGCGGGCTGGGTTCAGGGTAATGATTGGAAAATCTGGCTTTGCCATAAGGTGGGCGATCGCTGGTTCTTTCAAACTGACATCAACTTATGGAAGCCGAAACGCAAATGAGGAACAGCCTCGCCGTATTTATTGCCGCGCTAAAAGGCAAAGATAAGAAACCAGCGGGCTGGTATAGCGTTCACGAACTTCGCGCCTTGTTTCGAGTTCTATCCTTCAACGCCGCCAGCACGAAGGCAAAGCAGTTGGCAGATCGTGGCTTTATGGAACGGCAGTTAATCCATACCTATAGCGAAAACGGGAGACACGGCCTTGCCTATATCTATCGGCCCGTTAAGGGTTACGCCGATCCGCTTGCCGCCCAGGCTGCCGCGCAGGTCGAAGGCATTGATGTAGTTCCTAAAGGTTATATTTCGATTAGAGATTATTCCAACTCCTACGGGCTATCTATTCAGGCCGTTCATAATATGGTTCAGCGCCATAAACTAAAGCCGCGCCTTTTCCGAATTGCTGCGAATATCGGCTGCACGAAGCCCGCGCAACATTTTCGCAAGGCAGATTTGAATCGGCTGCATAAGGTTGCCCGATGATTAGCGATAATCAAACGGCTATCCTGGCTGCCGCGCAGGCAGTCATAAGGCCGAACTATTCGGGCGATCCCGTTGATTGGGCCGAAGCAAATATTCTGGAAGTTCCCGATTCGCCCGTAAGGGGTAGGCTATCGCTTGCCCGAACGCCCTGGCTGGCTGCGGCCTTGCGGATTATATGCGATGCCGAATGTAAGGTTGCGGTTGTTATGGCGGCAACGCAGTCGGGTAAATCTTTGCTTCAAAGAGTTTATATGGCCTGGCAGATTGTTAACCAGCCTGGCCCGATGCTTACCTGTCAGCCTAACGATCCTGAAGCGCGCGATTGGCTGCTTCGCTATGTTCGCCCATTGTTCCGCGCAACGCCCGCCGTTCAGGCTTTGTTATCGGAAAACGATAATGACAAAAGTATGACTGCCGATTTTAAGAACGGCGTAACCCTTTGCTGCCGTGGTATCTGGAACGAAAATAATCTGCAGCGGTTATCGCTGCGAACTGTAATAGTTGATGAAGCCTGGCTCGCGCCGCGCGGGCATTTAGCCGAAGTAGCCGCCCGCCTGCAGGCTTTTAGTTGGCTGGGCCGCGCAATATATATGAGCCAGGGCGGCAGGATTACCGATGAGTTCAGCGCGCTTTACGAAGGATCGGACAAAAGGGAGTGGCATATGTCCTGCCCAGCCTGTTCGGCGCTCCAGCCCTGGCGATGGGAGTTCGTTAGATTCCCCAGCGAAGCAAAGGTTAACGGCGTATGGGATTTGCAAAAGGTAGAAGCAGGCACGACCTACGAATGCTGCGCCTGCAAAGTAAGGTTAAAGGATAGCCCAGGCGTTCGGGCGGTTGCGAACGATCCGCAGCGCGGCGCTGGCTTCGCAGCAACCAGCAAGGCCGCAACCTGGGGAACGATTGGCTTACATTGGAACTGCCTCATTAATTCTTCTTTTGGCAAAGAGGGCGTTCGTATGCTGCGCGCGCGGCAATCTTACGATCAATACGGGGACGAAGATGGGCGCAGGCAATTCAAACAGAAGCGCCTGGCCCAGCCTTGGGCCGAAGAATCTGGTCATATGATCGCGCTGGTTGAAGCGGGCGATTACGGCCTTGATGATATCTGGCAGGCTGAAGCCTGGATAACGCCCGAAGCAAAGTTGACCGATAGCGGCATCGGGATTCCTGAACATTCCGTTCCCTTCCGAACCTTGGCAATCGATTGTCAAAGAGGTTTCTTCTGGGCCGAAGTTCGCAGTTGGGCCAGGAACGGCAGCAGCCGCCTGCGCTGGTTCGGCAGGGTTGAAACTTGGAACGGCCTTGATGATCTGGCAAAGGCGCATCGAGTTGCGCGCGCCCTGGTCGGCGCGGATAGCGGGGACAATACGCAAGAGGTATATATGCAAACGGCGAAGCGCGGCTGGAAGGCGCTCAAGGGATCGGGCCAATCTGATTTTGCGGTTTCCGATGGATCGGGCAAAACAACCCGCCGCTTCTATTCAGATAAGCAAAGGATTATTTGCCCAGGTTTAAAGCAGCGCGCCGAACTTATTGTTTTTGCTAACACGCCTGCCAAGGATTTTCTGGCGGGCCTTCGCAGCAAGCGGCTGCATACATACCCGCGCGATGTAACCGAAGAATATGTAAAACAGTTAACCAGCGAAATACTTATAACTGATAGCAGGACGGGTAAGCGAACCTGGATATTACCCGAAGCAAATCGGCAGATAGGTAATCACGCCTTCGACTGCGCGGTTATGGGTTTGATCCTGGCGGTTCGCTGGGGAGTTGTCGGTAGGGACGCAACGGAAGCGCCTGAAGCGATCATAAGCCAGCCGAACGATAATGAGAACGCTTGACGCAACGCGCATAGGTAACGGCTGCTGGTCGGGTTTCTGCGCTTCGGTTGAACTGCGCGGGTTGTGGGCCTTGCCAGCAGCCGCCCATTTATTTGACCTGGCCCGCAAGTTTATGGCAATCAGCGGCGTATTTATCGGCCTGAACGAAGCGGAACTTTTGGCAATCAAGGCAAAGGCCCTGGCTGAAATTACCAGCGGAGTAGTTATGACAAACTATTCGGATAGCGGTTCATCGATCGGCAAGGCCATTGTGCTACCTGCCAAAGATAGGCTTACCGAAAGTATGTATGCGCTTCAGTTACTGCTACCCGCTACCTATGGAAACCCGCAAGCGCGCGTTATCCGATGCGATTGGAGTAACTACAGGGATTAACCTTTTATGCCTAAAAAAACCGCAGCGAATAAACTGAAGCCTGCCGCCGTAATCAAGCCGTTAAAGGCCAGCGCGGCGGGCGGGCAATCATTCACTTCGGTAGCCTACAGTTCTAACCGCGCGACAATTTACGGGCAGGCAGCGGATTTTTCTTCTGACTATCAGCCCAGCGATAGGCTGGAAATGATTAAGCGGATTCGCTACGGCGAAAGGAACTTCGGCCTGGTCAGGCAGGTTTTTAACGATTATGTTTTGTATTGTATCGGGGACAAAATATCGCCGCAGGTTGCCAGCGCTGAAGCCGATAAGGCCGATCTTTATGAATCCTGGTTTAAATCCTGGGCTTCCGATGTTTCGACCTGCGGGCGATTTAGCCTATGGGATATACAGCGGATCGTCCTGCGCGGCGCGTTGCGCGATGGGGATAGTTTTGTTATCCTGGCGATTGAGAACGGCAGGCCGAAACTGCAAATCGTAGAAGCGCATCGGGTTGGAAATCCTATCGGCGTTCCCATTCCAAAGGGAATGGTTGACGGAGTTTTATTTGACGCATCGGGCCGCCTGGTCGGATATAATGTTATCCAGGGCGATAACAGTAGCCGCCTATTTGATGCCGCTTCGGTTTGCCATATTGCAGAACTTGATTGGGCCAGCGGATCGCGCGGGCTTCCCATCCTTCAACATTCCTGGGGAGATATCCAAACGGAGGATGAACTCCTGCGCCTCGAAATGCTCGCAGTTCGGAATGATGCCGATGTTACGCGCGTCCTGAATCGCGCAGGTGGATTCGTTCCCCAGGATATGAAAGCCGAATTAGACGGCAGCGGTTCTTCAAATCTCGAAGGATTGGCTTCCCGTATGGGCGGCAAATTGCTGGCTTTGGAAGTTGGGGAAAGCCTAACTTCGATGGCATCTAACAGGCCCAGCCCAACTTTCCAGGGATTCTTAAAATCCGTCCAGGCCGATATCTTGCGCGGAACGCTGCCATATGAGTTCGTTGGCGATCCAGGTTCGATTTCTGGTTCGGCTATTCGGTTAACTACAGCGAAGGCCGACAGGGTATTTAATCGCTGGCAGCAGGTGATTATCGATAAACTTTGTCAAAGGGTTTGGGGTTTCGCCGTGGGCTGGGCCGTTGCCAACGGGGAACTTCCCGATGGGGAATGGAATGATATATCTTGGACAACGCCCAAGCGCCTGACAGTTGACGCTGGGCGCGAAGCAGCAAACGATCGCGCCGATGTAGAACTCGGCCTGTTAAGTATGTCAGAAATCTACGCCCAGCGCGGGCAGGATATGAGGCACGAACTGACGAAGCGCGCTAAAGATTTCCGTTTTATTTTCGACCTGGCAAAAGCCGAAGGTATCCCAATCTGGACACTTTATAAGCCTGGCTTTAATTGGCTGCAGCAAGGCGAGGGAAAGCCTACGCAGGCCGAGGTTGCGATGGAGCAAATCGATCCCAGCGCCGTAGGCTACGATCAACCTAAAGAAGAATAATTTTATGCGTTCCCTTATCAAAGCGATTACTTCAGGCCGTCCCTTTCTGGTCGATTATACTATCGCAGAAAATCATATCGAAGCCGTTAAGAAACACGGCTTTACTGATCTCCTGGCGCAGTTATTCGGCCCAGCGCCAAAGCCTTACCAGGTCGGCAATACCTTTGTTATCCCCATCGCTGGTCTGATCGGCAAGGGTTTAGCGCCTATCGAAGCCATTGGCGCGACTGATGTTGAAAAGGTTAACGACTATATTGACGAAGCGCTGGCGGCTAATCCTGCCCGAATTATTTTTGATGTTAATTCTGACGGCGGCACAACCGAAGGGGTCGAAGAACTTGCCGACAGAATCCGCGCGCTTAATATCGAAACGATTGCCTACAGTTCAGGTTCGGCAAATAGCGCGGCCTATTGGATTGCCAGCGCTTGCGATCGCCTGATCGTTTCTGGTTCGGCTTCTGTCGGAAGTATCGGCGTATATGTTGCCTTTATGGATCAAAGCGCCGCAGCCGAAGCGGCTGGCATTAAGCCCGTTGTTATTAGCAGCGGCCCGCTAAAGGGTATGGGTATGCCTGGCCTTTCGCTTACTGATTCACAAGCGGCATATTTGCAGGATGAAGTTAATTCGATTGCCGCCGATTTTAAGGCAGCCGTTAAAATGAAACGATCCCTGGTCAAAGAGGAAGATATGCAGGGCCAATCGATGCAGGGTAAGGTTGCAGTTGCAAAGAACTTGGCAACGGGCAGCGCGCCAACCCTAAAGGCTTTGCTGGCTTCGCTTGATATGGGTTTGCAGCAGGCGAACGCAAAGCCTACAGCCAAGCGAAAGATTTGATTTAAACGCTGCAGATTGGGCGCAGCGCCAGGTCGAAAAGTTGGATCGTGAAGCGAAGGCGTTTGACTCTAACCGCAAAGTTATGGCTTCAATCGAAGAACAACTTATCGCCGCCCAATCCAGCCTTTCGCAGGCTGTCGCAGAACGCTGCGACCTGCAGGCCAACTTTGAAAAGTTAGTTGCCGATAATGATTCGGCCCTGGCTTCGATCAAGGCTGAAGCCGAAACGACCAGCGCCGCGCTTATCGAAGCGAAGGCCGCGCTTGCCGCCCTCGAAGCCGATAAGGCAGAACTTGTTAAAGTTATCGAGGCTGCGATGCAGGGCCAGGTTAGCGCTTCAAAGGAAGCCGCAAAAATTGCCGCTTCGGTTGGCTGCAAGCCCGCCGCGCTTTCTGTCGCTGACGAAAACCAGCCGAACCCGCAGGCCAGCGCCGAAGATATCCGCAAGGCGTTTCTTCTGATGAAGGCTGGCCCTGATAAATCCGCTTTCTTTTCCGCGCATCGCGCCGTTCTTACGGCAACGCGCTGAACTTTATTTTTCCCTAATCCTATAACATTATGTCAAATACTATTGCGGCTTCGCCCAATGTCCTGGCTGAACAAATCCTGGCTGGCCTTCGTGGTCGGCTGGCGATCCTTTCGGCTATCTCCACTAACCTGACCCCCACCGCTACGGGCAAGACGATGCAAATCAGCCTTGTTTCTGGCGGCGCTGCTAAAGAGTTCTCGAAATCTGCTGGCGGCTACCACGAAGCGGACGATGCCAATCTGACGGCTGCGACTGTTACCCTGAAGCATTACCATTCCACCAAAGCCTTTTCCCCTGATGAAATCACGGAATACGGCGAAGGATATATGGTTAACGCCTTCGTTCCTGAAGCGATCAATCAGATCGTTAAGAAGGTTCACGCCGAACTTGGAGCGCTTGTCATTAACGCTAACTATTCCGCTAACGAAGTGATCACGGCTGCGAACTTCAACTATTCCCAGATTGTTGATTTGAATACCGATCTGAACGATGCCAAGGCGGGCGATACCCGTTCCCTGATTCTTTCTGGCGCTTATTCTGGCGCTATCCGCAAGGACGCTACCCTGACCGCTGGCGCGTTCAACGGCGTTGGCGCTTCTGGCCCGCTGGTTTCTTCGGGCGTTATTGGTCAGGTTGTCGGATTCAATATCTTTGAGTTCACCGACCTGCCTGGTAATTCCGAAAACCTTTCTGGTTTTGCGATGGGCAGCGATGCGATCATCGCTGGCTTCTCCCTGCCGAACGCTACGATGTTCCCTGGCGATGTTTCCCAGGCCGTTGACGCTACGGGCCTTTCTGTCCAGGTTCTCAAATCCCAAGGGACTGACGGCATCGTTCGCTTTACGGCGAGCGTTCGCGCTGGTTTCGGAGTCGGACGAGCGACCAGTCT